GTCAAGCCTACCGACGGACTTGAACCGACGACCTGAGCTTTACAAAAGCCCTGCTCTACCAGCTGAGCTAGGTAGGCATACATTACACTTATCCGAATGCTTGCTATGGGGCAATTAAACCCAACATTTTGACAGTTTGTAATGGAGTAAGACACAATTTCCGTTGTGAATATCCCAAGGGGGTTTATCCCATTGCTGGCACCTTGGTTGGAACGTCTCAAGTTCCTAACTCCCCCGGCAGGATTCGAACCTGCGACCAATCGATTAACAGTCGATGGCTCTACCGCTGAGCTACAGAGGAATGGATGCCCGCTGCGTAGGACGGGCAAGCGACTCAAGTAGGATTCGAACCTACGACCGACTGCTTAGAAGGCAGTTGCTCTATCCAGCTGAGCTATTGAGTCATTTGAATACCCACATATTATAAGTTATGTGGGATACATTGTCAACCTGTAACTCTACTAAAACCGTTTCCAGAATTCCAACCACCAGGTCCTTCTTGGAAGTTTTCGGAACCACCTAGATTCTCTGCTACGGTAGTCCAACTTTTAGTTGCTGCCTCATAAAGTTTCTGGTGAATATCAGCAGACTCCTTATTCTCAGACTCATCAAGAATCTGTTGCTCTGCTACTGCCTGTTCGTGTGCTTCCTTATAAGTCATCTGCTTTTCAGACAAGACAGGAGCAGGGAACCAAGGATCATCTTCCAAGTATGCTGGGGCAGGGATACCAGTATAAGGTTTTTCTTCAACCTCTTCTTCAATCCATTCATCAGATTTAGATGTATCTTCACCAATGATAGGAGATTCCTCTACTTCTTCAATTTCACTCTTAGGAATGAATACTGCTTTACTTAGGAGTTGTGCGAATTTTTTAATCATGTGAAGATATTGAATGAAATTGATATGCGATCTTTATCGCTATTGCTCCCAGTTACATAATGCCAGAGATGACCTGGGAGGATATACAATCGACCCACTTCTGGTTCGATGACACATTCTAACATATCATTACGATTTTCGTAAAGACTACAATACTGAGAACCATCGTTTCTCAGAAGAACTAGATCGCCAGAGTTTGGGGGAACAGTCACATAGTAAATGCCAATCAAATCAGCACGACCATGAGAATGCATTACATTGTAGTTATAAGACTTATTAATGTTGCACCAATACTCAATATTTTGTACTGATAGATCTAATCCTTTCTCTTGAAGGATATCATTAGAGAATCTTTCAACAGTATCATATAGTTGCAAAAACTTAGTTCCAACAAAAGTAGGAGAATGATATCCACCTTCATTAGAAAGATTTTCAGTTTCGTATACTCTTTTAATTTGATGGACTTCTTCCAATACAGACATCATATCAATCTGTGGAATACAAGAACATACAAAACTTGGAAATATATTCTCGTCGATTACGTGATCATACATTTATAGTTCTGCTTGATATCTTTCTAGATTTTGCATAACTTGTCTTATAAGAAAAGAAGGCTCTCGTTGAGACTCTTCTACGGAATCAGGTATCTTATAAGGCAAATAACGAAGAGCTTTCCGAAGATCAGAATAAATTTCTCTATGTCTAAAATTTTTAAACTTAGATCGAGTCCAGAAAACTGCTACTTCCCTAGTTCCACTGGTAACTTCATTTACCTGATGTGAAATACCACAGGGATAAGTTATCATAGAACCAGATTTTAACTTAATTTTTTCAGAATGATTTCCATTCATTAAAATAAGTTCTCCTCCCGAATACTCATCAGGATCAGAGAGAAATACTGTATTACTAAACTCACCCATATCAGGCGCATCAAAATGTGTTTTATAGTACCCGCCTTGGAGAGTTCTAGAAAACATAACTGGTCCTGATTTTTCACCTATGGTAAAATCTGCAAAGTCAACACACCTATCAAGAGCATTATAAAGAATTGAAGATGCTTGCCGATAGGATTCAGTTTGTTGATCTAGTTCAATATTTTTCTTGATATCAGGATTTAATGAGGGATTACTTATGCTTTTTATACCATCATACCAACTCTGAGATGAATCCAAAGCAGATCTCATCTCAGATACTTGATCTTCGGTTAATAATTCACTAATAATATAACTCATTTTACAGATTTATCATCTTCTTGGTATATTCATATGCATAGGTTTCACGGTTTCCCTTGATACCCCAACCCAACCAATAATATGCGCCAACCATATATTGAGAAACTGGCATTCCACGTCCTTCAAATTCAGGAAGAATATCTTGGAACTGCGACTCATTAATCATATAACGAGTCTGACCTTCCAGACTACTTGGGTCACAACCATATTCTTTGCAGAAATTACCTAACCCCAGATAACGCTTCTCAGTGGTCCACTGAATGAGTCCGTAACCACCGCTACGGCAATCACTGTAAGGAACTCTAGCACCTCCCTCGCAAATATCGGGATGGAAGTTACTTTCCTGTTTAATGTTTCCCAAAATCGTTGCAAGAGCATTACGATCAGTAATCTTTGTATTTTTTTGGATTTGTTCAAGGACATACTGTTCGTTTGGAGTACAATCAGGACACTTCCAAGAAGTCTTTTCTTCTTCTTTAAATTCCACTATTGGAATTTTAACAGGAGGTGGTGCAACTGAAATAAACTGTACACTAGCAGTGGCGGTTGCTGCTAGTGCGGATGCGACTAGGATGTTTGCCGCCATTTTCATAACCATCCGGTTTGAGTTACGCCACATTATAGTTCATATGATACAGAGTGTCAATCCCTAAATAAAGCCAAGACGTAATCACTAATCACAATGAAAGCAGGTCTTTTTGCTTTTGCTATGTTATTGATGACCGCAGGTGCATCTCATGCTGGCGGACTTGTTACAAAACACGCTACCAGCGTTCAACTGACTGTTGATGCTGCTCGCACTACCGCATCCAGAGTAGGCAATTCCTACGCAATTTCTGGTACTAATGTGGGAACTTCGGACGGAACCACCGCTGGAATGCTTTCTACGGGAACCATTAGCAGTGGAATCTATGCTCCTGGTACTATTTCAGCAAACCAATTAAATGCTACTGACGGAGAAGCATTCTCTTTCAGCACATCATTTACTCAAGGTGATGCTTTAAGTACATCCGCACCTACCGTAGGTCAAGTTAGCAACTTTTCTAGTCAGACTTCTTACACTGCTGGTACTGCTGGTGATTTAGCAGGTACTATCGGACAAGATGGTGCTATCGCTGTAACGGCAGGCGGAGCAGGTACAAGTGCAACAGGACAATTCGTTTCTGAAATTACTGTTATCGACTGATGACTAGATTACAAGAGGCAATCGGGCTAGGGTTGGTTCTTGGCATTATCCATGGATTAGTGCAACCAGCATATTCCGTGCCGGTGGTCCCGAACTTCACTCAGGGCTCCATGACTAGCCATACGGAAACCACTTCCAAGGTGACCGAGACCATCAATTCGATGGATTATAACACAGGATATCAATATTCTGCAACAGGAAATGGTATCGAAACAACCAGTGGGACATTAAGTCCTTCAACTGGCAATATAAATGTAACTATTAACGGGGTGACATCATCATGGAAAGGGGTAACGGCAACTCCGACGTACAAGCAGTCAACACCAGGAGCAGCGTTTCAGTTCACAGAAACGTATTCAGGTCCGGGTTTAAGCAACCACACGATTATAAACAGGGTGACCGAGGTCACAAGCGTAACCGACACTACAAGTATATTCCAGCAATAATAGCACTACTGTTTGCAACACCAGTCAGAGCAGATGTAGGTGGTGTAAGTGCAACAGCAGCGCCGGTCGCAAATAGTTCCGGAAGCGTCACCAACCAGGCGATCCAGGTTTTACAAGGCCCATACATCACTAATACTTACGGGGGAGGAATACAATGTCAAGGTCCCACTGTAAACTTTACACCGTATGTAACAGGTGCATTTAGTCAACAACACCCATACGAACCATATTATGATTCTCCCGTCTACGATATGCGTGACTTAAATGACGACGGAGCACCGGATAATCCGGGAGACATTTTATACTATGTTCCGACAAGAACTGGACAAAAAAATAATACCAACCTTTCTATTGGATTCAGTGCTACTTGGTCTAGACCATTAGATAAGAAGTTACAAGATCAATGTAAAGAAGCAGTAGCAACACAAATTGCATTGCAACAACAATTAACTGCTAACAAAAGATTAGATTTTGAAATCGCCAGATTGAAGAATTGTGGAAATTTGTTAAAGGAAGGAATCCGCTTTCATCCTAGAAGTCCTTATTATTCAATATGTGCAGACGTAGTGGTTGATAATGTAACTCATATCAAACCACATCGTCATACTATTCCTTCCCCTTCAATTTCCGAATCGCGTGTGAGCGAATCCGCTGCTGATCTCGGCGCTCCTTTACGGACTCGATCTGTACCTGTTTCCCCCTGATCTTAGAAATCTTTTTAATAACTTTCTTAATCGTTGGTTTGATTACTTTCAACAGTAAATCTGCCAACGGTTTTGCTAACAGTGCTGATGTTGTAGCAACCACAGCAATGGCAGCAGTTGTAGTTGCTGCCTCTGGTGCAGGAAGATACTTCTCTACCCAAGGAATTTCAGGTTCTGGTTCTGGTTGTTCCTCAACAACAGCAGTAGCAGGTGGAGTTGCGTTAGGTATTTCTGGTGTTTTAAGTTCTGGTGTTTCTGGTGTAGGTACTTTGGGAACTTCTGCTGGTCGAGTAATTGTCATATTCTCTGGCGTATAATCTATCGGATTATACGATGGTATATTACCGTCACAGAAGACCCTAGCACCATCAGGATCATCACTCGTAAGACTTTTATTCTTTCCATCATCATTATCCAAGTGTGCCTCAACACAACCAGGAATATCAATCACAGGAACTCCCAACTGCTGAGTTACTGGCACAACAGGTGGGATTGCTTGTGGGGGTGTAGTCATCCAGTTTGGAATACTTACATCACGAATTTCCACATTTCTAATACCAATATCAGGAATCTCTGCCATTAAGGAAGTCTCATTCCAGGTACAGAACCACCCTTATCCTCTCCCATAGGAATGGCACCACCAGTAGCACCAGGAAGTTCTGGCATTGCTGCATCTAACAATCCAGGAAGTGCCCCTGCAATTGCTTCTGTTGCTGCATTGGTTATCTTTTCCTTCGCATCTTCAATCATTGCATCTTTGTTAAGATAAACATAAACACCGCCACCGACAACGGAAGCAGATACAACAAAAGACGACAACGCGAGTACATTAATTAGTTTCTGCATTTGATTTCTCCTCTTTGATAGTAATCTCTTCAATAATCGAAGTAGATGCTAATTGTGTGGCACAAGGTTGATCTGATAGTCCATCTTCAACAAACGCTTGTGCTGGTGCAGCATTTGCCGCGATAGCGATACCAATTATGGTAACTGCTGCAGAAACAACAGCAGCAGCACTCCAAACAGTCCTTTCAAGTTTACGAACTCTTTCACGAAGTTCTTTGACCATTTCTTGATCGGCAGTTGGACCTTCATTTTCAAGTTGCTCAACTCTATGTTTCAGAAGTGCTATCTCCTGATCCTGTTGAGCATCCTTCAGTTCGATCTGGTTCGGCATCTTCTTCTAACTCCGAATAGGCGAGTTTCATAACTGTATATATGTAGTAAGCAACTCCAATAAGGAGTATTATCAAGGATATAATAATACTCCAAGTGACATCGTTTATGTCATTTAATGGTCTCAGGACAAGATTCATAACTCTTTACCAAATCGCTTACGTCTGGTGGGAATGGTTCACGATCCTTTTCCCTCACAGTTAAATGATCTGGATCTAAGATTCTCATCGCTTCAGCAAGTTCCTGAAAATGTTGAATCTCATCATTCATAATTCTCCAAATATCCTTATCATTATAATCTTCATATGCAAGATACTTTGCATATGTCTCAGCAGCGTGCATCTCTATTTCGTATGAGAGATGGTAAGCAGCGCGAGGAAATAACCAATAATAAACCACATTAATCCAATAATAGACAATGACGAGGTGTCTGGCAAAAAAACGATCAATCCAATAATTATTACCACCCCGACTTTCCATGTATTCAAGATGTTCTGTTTCATTGACTGATTGCTCGAAGTGTTCTTTCATCAGATAGATGTGCCACTGACCACGTAAACCTAATGATTCACGCAAGTGGAGTACACTCAAAAAAGCAAAATAGGGTGCCCGAGCAATCTCCTCAAGCACCCAAAAACGTTGAAAATGTCTACCTCGATAGAGGTAGTCAATAATTGAAATTGTAAAACCTAAAACGAACGTGTTTAACTTTTTCATATGCCTATTTGCATATGTAATTATCTATACTTCGATTTCACTACTAAGTCAACTAATAAGTTGATATGCTAACTTATCGCTTTGGTTCAATTGCAGACTGGACTGGTGGTTCTTCTTTCTTCTTCGCTACTGCTTTTCCATTACCACCACCTGCCTTAGCAGGAGAAAGTCCGAACGCAGCTAACGATCCAGAGAAGACCGATGCGATAAAAGTAGGATCAAAATCTAGAATCTTTTGACCGTTGGGAAGTCTTACGTAAGAGAATGTAAGGAGAGAGGCAGACCAAATAAGTACAACAACTTTTACAAGATTACCAAGGACTTCACTTTTATCTTCATCGTGGTCTTCCTTCTCTACAACTTTGGATTTGTCTTCCGCCATTTATAGAGAGCAAGGCTCTGTTATTTATGGTTTTAGTGCATCTACTGTGATGTTTGTGTGGTTTATTTGGTTGTATCTTTGACAGAGAACATCACTTCCCTGATGTTCCCATTTATGATATGTGCTTTTTAAGTTTTGAACGTAATCTGTTCCACCAAGACCGACCATTTCATCGGCAACGATGGTTTTTATAAGTACGTCCCTCGTTAAAGGTGCCATATGTAAGAATAGTTTTCCAACAACAAACCCTACATTGTAAGACTTATAAGGATTAGTTCAAAGAGTTTGTCTTGGGTGGTTTTTCCGATTTCTGCATCGGATGTAAATTATTTAGGTAGATGACCATTTTCAACCAACCACTCACGGGTCATTGGGGTTGGTTCATAATCAGTCCACATCGTTCCTGCTGCACAAGATTCTAATGCTGCCTGAGTCATACCCTCAGTGTGACCTGCCCAATATGCTTCCTTTTCCCAGGGAATTGCTTGTGGTTGTGTCTTATAAGCACTCTTTGCGATTGCCTGATACATCTTAGGAACTTCTTCCTCACGTTTGATGATAGCAATGAAGTTATTCTCAATACTACCCGCCATACAATCCTGAGCAGCGTGCCAACCTTCGTGACGCATCACTGACATCATAGTACCAGGGCGATGCATATGAGC